CTTCCGGATCGTCAGCGTGGGCGGCTCGAACACCGCGGTCATCACCCCGCCGATCATCTCGGCCCAGGGTGGCAGCGATGCCGAGAAGCAGTACCAGAACTGCGCGGTCACCGCCAGCGCCACGGCCGCCGTGACGCGCCTGAACACGGTTGCCGCGCCGATCAACTGCTTCTGGCAGAAGGACGCGCTGGAGATCCTGCCGGGCCGCTACGCCCCGTCGGAGAACGCTGGTGCGGCCATCATGCGCGCGAGCACCGACCAGGGCATTGAACTGGTGATGCAGAAGCAGTACGACATCAACACGATGAAGACGAAGTACCGCCTCGACTGCCTGTTCGGCGTGGTGAACAAGCAGCCCGAGATGAGCGGCATCCTGCTCTTCGGCCAGTCCACGGCGCAACCCTGATGACATAGCGGGCCGGCACTCACCGGCCCGCGTCGCAACCAATCCTGGAGATCGTCATGTCGTACAACATCATCGCCCCGCAGGGCACCGCCACCGTCACGCTGACCGCTGGTCAGAAGATTGTCGTCAAGACTGCCGGCGAATCGGTCGTCTCCCAGACCGTGGGGTATCCCAACTACCCCGAGCAGAACGACGTTCTGACCACGGTCGTCAACGGCACCTACACCTCGTCGGCCTTCGCCAACGGCGGCACGGTCATCATCCAGTCGGGCGCCTTCGAGACGCTCTACGACGTCGGCACCGATCCGGTCATCGGCGACAACGGCAACTGGCAGCCCCAGGGCGCGCCGGTCGACATCGCCGACGGCGGCTCGATGGCCTTCACGGCTGCTTCGCTGCTCGGCGGCATCGTGACGGCCACGCCCACCACGGGCCGCAACGTGCAACTGCCGCTGGGCAGCGCGCTGGACGCCGCCGGCACCTTCGCTGTCGGCGACTCGTTCGACTGGACGCTGATCACGCTGGCCGCTTACGCGCTGACCATCACGGTCAACACGAACATGACCATCGTGGGTGCTGCTGCCACCGCCGGCACCTCCGGCGCCGCTGCTCGCTTTCGCACCCGGAAGACCGCGGCCAACACCTTCGTCACCTACCGCATCTCCTGAACGGGGTGATCTGACGCGCGGGCGGTGGTCACCAGGCTACCGCCCGCGTTTTCACATGAGGAGCGCACCATGCCGCTGAAGATGGGGTACGGCAAGAAGGCCGTGAGCGAGAACATCTCCAAGGAGATGAAGTCGGGCAAGCCGCAGAAGCAGGCCATCGCCATCGCGCTGAGCACTGCGCGCAAGGCTGCCATGAAGGCCGGCAAGCCGAGCAAGGCGCCCAGGAAGGCCATGCGATGAAGCCGGGCCTCTACGCCAACATCCACGAGAAGCGCGAGCGCATCAAGGCCGGCAGCGGCGAGAAGATGCGCAAGCCGGGCTCCCCGGGTGCGCCGACCGCCAAGGCGTTCCGCGAGTCGGCCAAGACCGCCAAGAAGCGAGGCAGCAAGTGAGCGATTTCCCTGTTCTGGTCTACCGCAGCCCGGGTCCGTTTCGCGGCCACCTCGGTGCGTCTTACACGTACCGGCAGGTCACCGATGACGGGGATCTCGCTGCCGCGCTGTCGAGTGGCTGGTTCCGTACCGCCGACGAGGCCATTGCCGCAGCCGGTGAGGCTGCCTACACCCACGGCCTGACCAAGAAGCAACTCGCCCGGGTGCTCAAGGACAAGCCCTGGCTGCGCGCCGCGCCGCCCAAGGTCGAAGCACCTGTCGCCGCACCGGTGGAGGTGCCCGACGACGATGCGCCGCCGACTCGCGCAGAACTGGAAGAACAGGCTACACTACTGGGGATCAAGTTCGACGGGCGCACGACCGACAAGCGCCTTGCCGACCGCATTGCCGAGGCGATGAAAGGAGCCTGATCGTGGGCTACAGCAAGCGCCAGTTCCTGACCGCAGCCTTCACCGAGATCGGGTTGGCGAACTACGTCTTCGATCTCCAACCCGAAGACCTGGAAACGGCGCTGCGTCGTCTCGACTCCATGATGGCCGAGTGGAACGCCAAGGGCATCCGTCTGGCCTACCCGATCCCCGGTTCGCCCGAGGACAGTGACCTCGACGCGCAGTCCGATGTGCCCGACAGCGCCAACGAGGCCATCATCACCAACCTGGCGATGCGGCTGGCACCGAGCTACGGCAAGCAGGTCTCGCCGCTGACGATGACGACCGGCAAGATCGCCTACAACACCCTGCTCTCGCGTGCCGCGATGCCGATGGAGCAGCAGATGCCCGGGACGATGCCTGCGGGTGCTGGCAGCAAGCCGTGGCGCATGTACGATGATCCGTTCTTGCGTCCGCCTGTCGAGCCCGTGCTGACCGGCCGTGACGGCCCGCTGGAGTACAACTGATGCCGACCATCAATCAACTGCCGCTGCTGTCGACGCCTTCGGGTGCCGATCAGGTGCCGGTGTACACCCCGAACAACGGGGATGCGCGACGTCTGCCGCTGTCGGCTCTTCTGACCTACTTTCAGGATCAGTTCGCGTCACCGACCATGGCGACGAACGTGTACAACCCGACCACGGGTTTTTCGATTGCTGTGCCGTCAACCAGTGCGGAACAGCAATGGATGATCCTTCAACCGGCGGGTACATTGGCGACGGGCACGATCACGCTGCCATTGAGCACCAGCGTGCTTGATGGGGCCGAGGTGCTGCTGACCACGACCCAGACGATCACTGCGTTTGCCTTGAGTCTCAACGGTGCGTCGCAGGCTTACGGCATCGTCAGTCCCGGAACATTCAACGCGCAGGACTTTTTCCGTTTGCGCTATGTCCGGGCCACAAACTCTTGGTACAGGATTGCATGATGACAGCCGTCAACCCCATCGCTCAACTCATTGCCGATGACGGCGCGTCAAACGTCGATTTTCTGCAATCTGGTGCAAGCGCTGTTGCTCGATCCGTCGAGAACAAGCTCCGCGACGTCATCAGCATCAAAGATTTTGGTGCCGTTGGTGACGGCGTAACGGACGATGCTCCGGCACTCAATGCCGCCATAGCCGCGCTCAGTGGAAGCGAAAAAGGCGGCACTATCATGTTTCCGGCTGGCGAGTATTTGATTGCCAGCCCAATCGTCATTGAGCCGGTGAGTGGGCGTGATTTTGTCGCCAACTTGCATTGGCAGGGTGCAGGTGGTCATCACACGTACATCGCAACACGACTATTGCTTGGCGGAAACGCGAGCAATGCGGGTCTGACGCTGAAGTCTGCCGTGCAGATGACGTTCAGCGATATGGAGTTTGTCGGAACTGCGAGCAGTCTTGCCGCAATCAAAACCACGTCGGCGGGGCCGATTCCCTACTACTCGTGCATCGAGATTGCGTTTCGGAATTGCCGCTTTACCACCAAAGACCCAGTAAGGGGTGCTGTGTGGATCAACAACTCCACCAACGTGACCTTCGATGGGTGTTTTTGGAATTCGTACAGCACGGGAACCGGCGCACAAGTAATGTTGCAACTTGGCAGCAACGCGGCCGATTCTGAAAACTCCGGAACTTTCAGCGGGGGTACTGTCAATCTGGTGAAAATGGTTCAGTGTTTTTTACCAGGTGACATAAACATTCATCGCGCCAGATCGTTGTCGCTGGACTCTTGCGTATTCGATGCTGACGAAGCCACTGGCGTTGGTGGACGCATCTATGCGTCAGGCGATCAACTTGTCCGCGGCATGCGCGTGGACAACTGCTGGGCTGGCTATGGGGACGGCACTGGTACTTGGTTGACAATGGGCACGTCGGGTTACGATCTGACAATGACCAACACCTACGTCGCCACATATGCCAAGGGTGTACTGCTCAACGGTGTGGGTGTCGCAAACATCGAAGGCAATGAATTTGCGTTGGATGTGGTTGGAGCCATTGCCGTTCACATTTCTCCCGCAACTTTCTACGGTGCGTCGGTTCAGAACAACCATTACGCGGGCATGAACGCAAATTCGCTGTTTGTGCGCGATGACCGCAGCAGTCCCGCCAGCCCCACGGCCATTGCTCCCGTAGAAGTCAACCAGAACCTCGCAATCGACGCCACAGCTGACATGACTGGCTATGCGGCAGTATTGTCGCAATCCATCAAACTGACTGGTGGTTTGTACCGCATTCAAGCAATGATCACCATTGCCAATGGTGTCACCGCCAGCGTCTTTCGAGCGCGAGTCAACCTAGCATCTCAGACACCAAGAGTTGCTGGTTCCATCTACATTCCCGCGAATCAGACGGCTACTCTGACGATAATTCGTGATGTGTATATGGAAGGTGTTTCCACTGCCACCACGGCTTCCCTGGAAGTTCACCAAATAACCAGTGGAACTGCAGCGACCATCAAGGCCACCGATACCAACAACACCACCATGTTCCAGATGACTCGCGCGTCCGGTTGATGTGCGAAATATCCGAACATCTCCTGGACCAGTGAGGCCACATCATGACCACCACCACCGACTCCTTCCAACCGAACTACGGCAGCGGCGTCACCGTTGCCCCGACGACCGTCTCGGCATCGTCCACGCTCGGCAACGGTTCACGGAGCGTCGTGCTGACGAACCTGAGCAACCTGGTGACCGCCTACGTGCGGATCGGGCAGGGCACGCAGACGGCCACCACCGCCGACTACCCCGTGCTGCCCGGCACGCAGGTCACGCTGTCCAAGGCGGACGCCGACACCACGGTGGCCTACGTGACCGCGAGCAGCACGGGCTCGCTGCACATCATCGCCGGCAGGGGCCTGTGAGCCATGTTGCCGCTGACCCGTAGCCGCCTGCGTTCGCGGTTCTTTGCAATCGCAATCCCGCTGCCTGGTGCGCAGTGGCTGGTGCTGTCGAGCAGCGGTGTCATTTACGTCTGCTCGTCACTGGTCACGTCATCGGGTGGCATCGGCTATGGAGTCGTGAACCCCGTCCTCGCAAGCGACGGCACGGCCTACAACGCGATCTGAGGTCATCATGGCTGCACTCGAAGTTCTCGCTCTCAACACCGTCATCCCGCAGATTCAGGCTCCGCAGGTCGGGGACACGTACCTGTTTCCCCGCGCGGCCGAGTTCAGCGCCGGCACCGCGCTCCTGCCGTCCATCACTCGAAACACCGACACCGACACCGGGATGTGGTTCCCGGCGGCCAACACCATTGCGTGGAGTACGGGTGGCCTGGAGGCGATGCGGATCACCAGCACGCGAAACGTCGTAATTGGAGGAACCGCCGCAATTGGCGGTAACGCAAGCGTTTATGGTGGTCTGTATCTCGCTGCAAACGACAGCACCGCTGAATTGCAGAACTACCGCGCAAGCGACAACTCGGGCGCTGCGTTATCGTATCTGAACAAAGCTCGCGGCACCATTGCATCGCCCACTGCGGTGTTGTCTGGTGACGGTCTTGGTTCGGTGATCTGGCGGGGGTACGATGGGGCAGCATACGCTCAAGCCGCCATTATTCGCGCCGAGGTTGACGGCACCCCGGGGTCAGGTGACATGCCCGGACGCCTGCTGTTTCTGACCTCTGCAGACGGCACATCGACGCCAACCGAGCGCATGCGCGTCAAAAGCGCAGGGCAGGTGCGTTTTGTCCCCCTCGCAGCCGACCCCACGGTCAACGTCGAAGACGGTGACGTCTACTACAACAGCGCCACCAACAAACTCCGCGTTCGCGCTGGCGGTGCGTGGGCTGACCTGAACTGATGGAGACCACCATGCTCTGGAAAATCGAGTGGATGAAGAAGATGCCACAGGCCGCGGGCATCACCGACGTGGTGGTCGAGGTCGGTTGGCGGCTCACTGGCACCGAGGGCGAGCACAGCGCGTCGGCCTACGGGTCGGTCGGCTTCACCGTGCCCGAAACGCCGGGCAAGAACTTCACCCCCTTCGATCAACTCACGGAGCCCCAGGTGCTCGGCTGGGTCTGGTCGTCCGGCGTCGACCGCCAGGCCACCGAGGCCGCTGTGACCCAGCAACTCGACGCACTCGTCAATCCGCCCACCGTGATGGCCACGCTGCCCTGGAGCGCCCAGTGACCCTCGACCCCAAGACCCCCGTGACGCTGCCGCTCGGCCTCGTCAACGACCTGCTGGCCTACCTCGGCGCGAAACCTTACGTCGAGGTGCAGGGCGTCATCAGCGCCATCCACGGCGAGGTGATGCCGCAGCTCCAACCCAAGCCCGCCGAACCGGAGGCCGAAGCATGACCGTCATCCCGCACGACAAGGCGCTGCACCTGATTGCCGGGGCCTTCGTGGCCTCGCTGCCGCTGGTCATCGCGCCGTCCTGGCCGCTGGCCCCCGTCGTTGCCGGCGTTTGCTGCGCCGCAGCCGCTGTGGGGCGAGAAATCTACAATCAGGCCAACGGCGGCAAATTCGACCTTGCCGACATCGCCTGGACGCTGGCTGGCGGGGCGTACCCGATCACGCTGGCGATGCTGCTGAAGGCCTGACCGTGGCCAAGACCCCCGCGTGGCAGCGCAAGGAGGGCCAGAACCCCAAGGGCGGCCTGAACGCGAAGGGTCGCGCCTCGGCCAAGGCGCAGGGCATGAACCTCAAGCCCCCGGCGCCCAACCCCAAGACCGAGAAGGATGCGGCGCGGCGCAAGAGCTTCTGCGCCAGGATGGAAGGGATGCGTGCCAAGAACACCAGCGCCAAGACCGCCAAAGACCCCAACAGCCGCATCAACAAGGCCCTGAAGGCCTGGAACTGCTGACGTGCCCACCATCCCCATCGTCTCCGGCATCTACACCGACAGCGGGCCTGACGTCCGCGTAGCGTACCCGGTGAACATGCTGCCCGTGCCCATCGCCAGCGGTGCGGGCACGTCGTACATGCGCCCCGGTGACGGCCTGGTGCAGTTCGCCACTGGGCCGGGGATCGACAGGGGCGGGATCAACTGGAACGGGGTGTGCTACCGGGTCATGGGCACCAGTCTCGTGACGGTGGCTGCGGATGGCACGGTGACGACCATCGGCGACGTCGGCGGCTCGCCGGCTGAACTGGTGGTGATGGACTACAGCTTCGACCTGCTCGGCATCGTGAGCAACCGGGCGCTGTGGTTCTACAACCCGGCCACGGGCGACCTGCGGCGCAACACGTCACTCGGCACGGTCATCGACGCCTGCTGGATCGACGGGTACTGGATGGCCACCGACGGGAAGTTCCTCGTCGTCACCGACATCCTCGACCCGTTCACCACGCTGCCGTTCTCCTACAACGCCTCGGAGCGTGACCCCGACCCGATCAACGCTGTGATCCGGCTGCGCAACGAGGTCTACGCTCTCAACCGGAACACCATCGAGGTGTTCGACAACATCGGCGGCGGTTTCTTCCCCTTCGCACCCATCGAGGGTGCGCAGATTCAGAAGGGCTGCGTGGGCGTGCAGGCCTCGTGCATCTTCATGGAGACCATCGCCTTCATCGGCGGTGGCCGTAACGAGGCACCCGGCATCTACCTCGGCGTCAACGCCACGGCCACGAAGATCAGCACGCAAGAGATCGACATGCTGCTGCTCAACTACACCGAGCAGGAACTGGCCCTCCGCGTCAAGATCGAGGCGCGCAACGACCTCAACCACCAACTGCTGTACGTCCATCTGCCCGACCGCACGGTGGTCTACGACGCCGCGGCATCGCAGGCACTCAACCAGCAGGTCTGGTACACCCTCGTCAGCACGCTGTCGGGCTTTGCGCAGTACCGGGCGCGGAACTTCGTGTGGTGCTACGACAAGTGGGTCGTGGGCGATCCGCAGTCCAGCGCCATCGGGTATACCGACCGCGATACCGGCTACCACTGGGGGCAGAAGGTGCGCTGGGAGTTCAGCACGCCCATCGTCTACAACCAGTCCAACGGCGCGATCTTCCACGACCTCGAACTGGTCTCGCTGCCGGGCCGCATCGCCATCGGCCTGAACCCGCAGATCAGCACGTCGTACACCATCGACGGGATGTCGTGGTCGCAGCCGAAGTACAGCTTCGTCGGCACCGTCGGCAACCGCTCCAAGCGTGCCGCGTGGCGGCAGCAGGGCATCATGCGCAACTGGCGCGTGCAGCGCTTCCAGGGCGATTCGGATGCCCATCTGTCCTTCATCAGTCTGGAGGCCCGGCTTGAGCCGCTGGCATACTGATGGCGACGACCAGCAAACTCAAGTTGACGCGCGATCAACTGGCGTCGTTCCTGAAGGATCACGAGCAGATTCGCCAGTTCGAGCGCCTGTTTGCCACGGCGTCGGAACTGGAGCCGACGACACTGGGCGACATCATCGTGTCGCTGGCGCTGACCGAGATCAAGGCTGGCGAGGCGCTGGATGGAATCGAGTCCCTGCGCCGCGACACCGCGACAACTGACGCGCTGACACAGGCCCAGGTGGCTCAGTTGCAGGCGCAACTGGCTGCGCTGGCCCAGCAACTCGAAGACGGCCGCATCGCGCAGACGGCCGCGCTGCTCGATGCTCTGCGTTCGCAAGTCGAGGGGCTGCAGATCGCACCGCCGCCGCGAGAGTTCGCCAGGTCGCGTTACGGGTCGTTCTACGACACGACCACCCAGGCCGCCGCCGCGATCAACACGGCGACCACCATCACGTTCAACACGACCGATCTGTCGCATGGTGTGTACATCGGCACCACGACCTCGCGTGTGTACGTCGACACTCCGGGCATCTACAATTTCCAG